CTATTGCGCTGCAGCTTGCGGCGAATCCAGTACTACGCCGCAGACGCGCGCCAGCCGCCGGCGACCATGCTTGTTGAGATTGCGGAGCACCTGGCCGCGCGATCACAGGGCTGCAGGGACATGGCCGATCGGCTGAAAAGCGCCGCCGACGCCTAGGCGTGCTGGTGTTCCGAGCACTCCAGCACGGGGCGGCGCAATCCAATACCCGTGCTGGTGTTCCGACCCTTTGGTGTCTCGCGTGGCGAAAATGCCACGCCCAACTTGACGCCACCCGCACCCCGCCCCCATCCTCTCGCCCCATGCGGCTGGATGATGAACCGATCTACGGCGACGCGAGAGAGGTGCGCGAGATGCGGGCGCGCGAGCGTATGCTGCGGCCCTACATCGTAGGCTGTGTAGTCCTGATCTGCGCCCTGTTCGCCGTGATCGTGGCTTGGGCGTGGGGCTAGGGCGCCCGGTACACCGTCACCGGCTTGGTCGATCCGCGCACCTTCTCGGCCACGATCCGCTCCGAATCCACCAGGTCCGACAGGATGTCCTTGAGATCGCGCGCCCTGATGCGGGATCCAAGCGCCCGCAGCAGCTCGCTATGGCTGCATCTCCCCCTGCGCCGGATCACCCGCAGCACCCGCATGGCCTCTGCCTGCACTTGCGTCTCGGCCATGTACTCCTCGGCATCCTGACGCATCCTGTCGGCCGACCACAGGGCCACGGCGTGCGCCCAGTCGAGATCCTGCAGGGTGATGACCGGCGCAGCGTGGTCGCGGCCAATGGCGACGATCGTGGCCAGCCGCACGCCCATCTCCGCTGTCCGAACGTAGAAGCTGGCCCCATCCTCGCGCTCGCGCATACGCTGGGCGAAGGCCAAATGGGACTTCAGCACCCATTCATCCTCCCATTTCGCCTCGATCATCGGCGCATCGGCGATCAGGTTGTGCGAGGTGGCGCGCGCCAGCGGGTCGCCGCCGCTGTAGATGGCGTTCAGCGGCTTGATGATGCTGTCAGGCGGCGCCATGCGATCGGCCAGCGGCTCGCGCTCCCCCGCCCGCTCAAGTGTCGAGATCATGAGGAAGCGGTTGAGGAATCCGTTGAACACGTCCGCCCCCTCGACGTTTGAGAAGAACTCCTCCTGCGTCGACACGCCATACAGGCTCAAGGCGGGGCTATGGATCGGCTCGCCAACCTGCCCGGCCCACTCTGGCGGGGCCAGGGTGTCAAACGACGTGCCCCACGCGGTGCGCAGCACGCCCGTGATGGCCTTCTCATGCGGCGACGCCTTGCGCCCGTTGATCCGGCCGAGGAACGACCCGAACTCGTCGATGCCGGACAGGGTCAGGGGCTGGCGCGTCAGCCGCTTGATGAGCGCCGACATGGACATGAACTGCGACGGCCCCAGGTGCTGGCCCATGGTCGCCGTGTTCAGGATGCGCGAGATGCACTTGACCGGGTGATCCTTGCCCGCTCCCGAGGGGGCGAGGAACAGGGCGTACAGGTGTGTGGCCGACCTCGTAGGGCCGGCGTACACGCGCCCCGCCGCGGTCCCCACCAGCGTCAGGGCGGCCAGCAGGGCGCCGCCGGGCTGGGGCGTTCGGGCCGAGTCGCAAATCCATTGGGCGATGTCGCCGACCAGACCGGGGGGCGTGGCAAGAGCCGCCGGGAACTCGTCTAACTGGCCATATACGGGCGCTTCTTGCTCGATATCCGCCGCAACTGGCCTGATTTGGTCGCTTACAGGCCGCCGCAGGTCAATCACCACGTCCGCGATCAGGCCCAGCCGCTCCTCCAGCCACAGCAGGGCGTCCCCCTCGTCCAGGTCCAGCGCCACCATGACCAGATCGATCGCGCTGTACGTCTCGTTCGTGCCGAAGTCCTTGATGCCGTTGGACTGGATCGACAGGTTGCGCTTGCGTTGCTCAAGCGGGCGCCCGCTGCTCGACGGACGCCACGTCGCCACCGCCTCGTACCCGCCGCGGGCGGGGCGCAGGTCGTACAGGTCCAGCGCCGGCACCCACTTGTTCAGGTTGGCCAGCGCCGTCACCTTCGCCACGCTGAACGGGTCGCTGTCGTCGATCTCGACAGGCGCGGCGCTGACCGGCCTGTCAGCGCGCCGCCCACCCCGCGCCCATCCAGCGCCCTCCAGCGCCTCCTCCAGCGCCTCCATGTCCGCCTCTGACAGCACGGGCAGATCGGCCGCGGGCACGGGTCCGCGCAGCCACACATAGGGCTGTCCGGTGGCGGGGTGGATGCTGGGCGGAACCACCGTCTGGCGGGTGTCGTATCCGGTGAGCACGTCCAGCAGGCGCCCGTCCGGCCCGTCATAGGGCTTGGAGCGCAGGGACTTGGCCGCCCGATAGAACCGCGTCTCGCCCTTTTGCCCGCGCTTGACCATGCTTGATGCCGGGGCCGCGCGCAGCAGGTCGTCCAGCACGTCAGGATCCGAGGCGTCGAAGTCCAGCGCGACCACATAGGTGTCGTCGCCAGCATGCGTGCCCAGCACGATTCCCGCGTTGGCGTCAGGCCAGCGGTTCCACAGGCCCAGGGTGAAGGCGTCCGGACCGACGTCGCGGAACCGTTGCCAGCGGGGCATGCCCGACCAGTGGTTGGCCTTGAACTCGCCCGGCGCCTTGCCCTTCGCCCCGTGCGGAGCGTTGGCAGGGATCAGGGGCAGGACGGTGAAGCCGAGGGGCGTCAAATCCGTCGCCGCTACAGTGAATGCTGACACTACCCCTCGCCCCCCACCGGGATCGTCCAGGCCGACACGATCCGGTCGCCGGCCGCCTTGTTCGCCTCGTTCACGACGATGCAGAGGAAGGTCGCCCACTCGTCGCCCGACAGGCGCGCGAGGTCGGTTTTCTTCAGGCCCGTCAGGTACTCGCCGGCCTTGTCGCCAGCGCGCAGCACGTCATCGCGCGTCAGGTACGGGGTCACTTCCACACCTCCTGCAGGCGCTGTTCGTGGCGCTTGACGCCGGGAATGATCGTGGTGTGGTCGCGGCCGCCGTAGTACTTGCCGATCTGCGGCAGGCTGAACCGCGGGCGGTTGCCCTCGGCGCGTTGCTGGCGGATCTCCCACCACGCCTCTTGCCTCGCCCGCACAAGCCGGGGGTTTCGGTCGGTCGTGTTGTTGTTGCTGACCATCTCGGCCATGGACACGCCGTGCCTGATCGCCACTTCGGCCGTAATCAGCGCCATGCTCTTGCGCTCGGGCTTGCCCAGGGTGGCCAGCACGTTCGCCATGAGGCGGCACAGCTCGACGCGCCCGCCATCCGAATGGATGCGCCCCATGCAGGTCGCCAGGATCAGGCGCACGTCGGCCACGGGCAGGGCGTTGATGGCGCCCATGACGTCGGCCAGCGGCGCGCTCGCGTTATCGTTGACAGGGACCGCGCTCATAGCCCGGCCCTTTCGCGGATGCGGGCGGCGTTGGACTTGGAGATCCAGTAACCGTTGCCGTACAGGGTCTGGATCGCGTCCTTGAACCCGGCCAGCCGCAGCTTGCGGCGGACGTGATAGACGACGACCCTGACCGCCTGCCATTCCGGGCCGTCGCCGTTCGGATGCAGGAACGCCTGGTCGTAAACGGTGCCCGTCGACTGCGGCATGCCGGGCCGCGACACCAGCAGGGCCAGCACCTCCGACTCCTGCTTGGACATGCCGAACTCGGCGCGATAGTGCGGCGCGTCGGCGTGTCCGGTCAGATCCCGCACCTGCCGGGACAGGTACGCAACTTGTTCTTCAAGCTCTTGCTCTCGCGGGCTCATGCCGCTTTCTCCTCATTCCCGAAGCGGCGACCGACGATGTCGTGCCACTTTCCGTTCTTCCTGATCTGGATGAAGTCGGGGGGCGTTAACTCTGCCCACCGTTCCAGCGCCTCGCCGACGCACGCGGGCACGGGTTCCGCCCCGCCGTGTGTTCGCCACCACCGCTCGGCGCGCAGTCGCATCGGCCCGAAGTGCTCAAGCAGCACCCATTCGGGGTGGCTCATCAGCCCGGCCGCGTAGGACACGCGCAGACTGTCGGGTGACCCGGCCTTCTGGTGCCGCCGCGCCGTCCATTTCACCACCGGCAGATCTTCCGGCGGCTGACGCTTCAGATCCCGCGACAGGATCGCCACCTCGTCCGCCTCAGCGTCGTGCCGGGCCTTGTCCATCGTCCATTCGTGCCCGCACACGGCGCACGTCCGGGCGTTGAGCGCGGCCAGGGTCTTGCAGTTCGGGCACTCCTTCGCCCGCACATCGCTGACCTTGGCCGCCTCGGGAGCGCCGTCGCCCCGCTTGGGCCGGCGGTCGATCGTGATGGTGTCGACGGGGCCGAGGCGGCGCGCAGTCCCGGTGAAGTCGAGCACCAGACAGTTGTCCTTGCCCTGCGCCAGACGCGTGCCCCGCCCCATCATCTGGACGTACAGGCCCGGCGAGAGGGTCGGGCGCAGCAGGGCGATAAGGTCGGTGCCCGGAGCATCAAACCCGGTCGTCAGGACGTTGGCGTTCGTGAGCGCGCGAAGGCGGCCGGACCTGAACTCCTCGATGTGGCGAGCCCGCTCGGCCGCAGGCGTGTCGCCCGTGATCGTCTGCGCGTTGACCCCCTGCCGCCTGAACTCCTCGGCGACGTGGTGAGCATGCTTGACCCCGGCGCAGAACGTCAGCCACGAACGGCGGTCGGCGCCCAGCGCGATGATCTCGGCCACTGCGGCTCTGGTGATGGCGTCCTGATCTGCGGCCGCCTCCAGCGCACCGCTGACAAACTCGCCGCCGCGCTTGGCCACACCCGAGACGTCGATCTCGGTTACGCCCATCTTGGAGATGAGCGGCGACAGGTATCCGTCGTCGATCCCCTTGGATATCCCGTAGGAATAGACGATCTCGTCAAACAGCCGGTCGTCGCCTGCATCCAGCCGCCCCGAGTCCATGCGGAAGGGCGTGGCGGTGAAGCCGCAGACGCGAAGGTCGGGCCGTCGCTCGCGCAGCTTGTTCAGCAAGGCGCGGTACATCCCCTCGCCGGCTGACGGCACCAGATGCGCCTCGTCGATGATGGCCACATCGAAGTCGCCGATCTCGCGGGCGCGCCGGTACACGGATTGCACGCTGGCGAACAGGATGCGCGAGGAGGTGTCGCGGCGCCCAAGCCCGGCTGAGTAGATGCCGACCGGGGCTGACGGCCACAGGCGAAGCAGGGCCTGAGCGTTCTGCTGAACCAGCTCACGGACATGGACCAGCATCAGCGCGCGCATGCCGGGGTAGTTGGTCAGCATGCGCCGCGTCAGCTCGGCGATCGTCACGGACTTGCCCAGTCCGGTGGCCATGTCGACCAGCGGGTTGCCGCCGCCGTTGCCCCAGTAGTCCAGCACCGAGTCTATGGCCTGCGATTGGTAGGGGCGAAGCTGGATGGAGGTCACGACAGGGCCTCCATCACCGCACCTACGAAGGCCGAGGCCTGCGGCGCGACGATAGCGTTACCGTAGCCCCGCAGGCGTCCCACTCGGGCGGGTACCCCATGAGCCAGCGGGAATGTGCGGGGTTCAACTGGCCGCCACTTTCCATCCCGGCATCCGAGCCAGTCAGCATCTCGCCAGTGACCGTTAGTCGGGCCGGGCCGTACTCCACCTCCAGCGGGTTCTTCGAGGCGGATTGAAACTCGGGTGATCTCGCCGACCGGCCCGTGGCCATCGCCGTCATCCATCCGAGGCGCTGCAGCAGGGGACGCGGGTCGGTCAGGTGTGTGCCGCTCGGCGTCCAATCGCAGGCTTCCGCCACCAGCTTCAGCGTCACCTGCACCTTGCGCCCGTCCGGCGTTCTGCCCTCCGGCGTCGTGCCAGGCGGATGCGACTGCCCGCCCGAGGGCGTCGTCGGGGATGGCCAGCCGGCTACTTGAGAAGCCGTGTGCAACGCCATCCCGCCTTGGCGGTTCGCGGAGTTGCCCGCGCCGTTCGTGTCCGTCACCTTCGGCGTCGGCCAGCCCGCCATCGCCACGTCCGCACTCAGAGCGCCGCCCGCTTGGTTCGGCCCACCGTTGGACCCGTCCGTCGCTCGGGGCGTGTTCCAGCCGACCACCCAAACCGCACGCCCCAGCAGCGCGTTGGCCGGCACGTTCGGATTCTCCGATCCGTCCTTCCAGTCCCGCGTGGTCGGGGTCGGCCAAGGTGTGGCCACGGACACCGGCCCAGTAGAGACGTTGCCGAATGTGCGGGGCGCCGAAGCCCGCAGCGCAGGTATCGACCGCCCCTGCGGCGTAGCCCGCCGCTTCCAGGTCAGCGCATACATGGTCGAGCCATGCGAGGCCGAGCGGTGCCGCAACCTGCTCTCCAAGAACGACGTCAGGGCCACACTCGCGGATGAGGCGGGCGAAGACGGGCCACAGGTGTCGGCTGTCGTCGAAGCCCGCGCCCTTCCCCGCCGCACTGAACGGCTGGCAGGGGCAGCTTCCGGTCCAGACGGGTCGGTCATCGGCCCATCCGGCGAGTCGAAGGGCAAGCGACCATCCTCCGATGCCGGCGAAGAAATGGCATTGCGCGTAGCCGCGCAGGTCGTCGGGTTGGACATCCTCAATGCTCCGGGTGTCGACGTCGCCGGGCGCGATGTGGCCCGCGGCGATCAGGTTTCTCAGCCACTGCGCGGCGAAGGGGTCGAACTCGTTGTAGTAGGCGGCCATCACCCCCGCCCTCCATCAACCCACGCCTCACCCGTGCGCAGCTCGTAGCGGACCCACTCGCCGCCCTCGTCCGCATCCACCTGCTCGCCGGGGATCAGGTCGGGGTTGAACAGGTGACGCTCGCAGCCCGCGCGCTGCTCGTCCTCGGTCAGGTCGCGGCCCCACCGGGCGCAGGACCAGCGCGCGTCGCCATCCAGGTGCGCGGACACATGCAGACAGGTGCGGCAAGAGCGACTTGGCATGGCGCCTTCGGTCTTCGCGCAGCCGTAGCCCGCCTTGATGAGGTACGGGGCGCACCCGCACGCCGGGCGCCGGTCGGCGCTCACGATCCGCTCGGCGCGGGTCATGAGCCGGGCGTACTCAAGCGGATCGAACTCGACGCGCTCGACGTACACGGCGTCGTCGTTCTTGTTCACGGCGACATACAGCGCCCGCGCGTGCCCGCGCTGGCCCATGTACACCTGCATCTGCGCGTGATGCAGGGGCTTGGCCTCGCGCACCTTCTTGCGCAGCAGATCCTTGAAGCTCTTGTCGTTGTGCGACTTGAACTCGACGACGTGCATGGTCTTCGGCGCCTCGGGCAGATCCAGAGCCTCACCGTCCGTGCGGCCTGACGCATGTCCGCCGGCGAACACGACGCGAAACTGCTCGCCGGTCGCGGGATCCACCGGGCGGAAGTCGACGCCGGCATCCAGCAGGCGCTGGCCCAGCCTCTGCTCCCACACCTCGCCCGTCTCAAAGATCGACAGCTTCTGGCCATCGAACTCCTCGGGCGGGAAGGCCCAGCGAAAGGCATCCCATTGCGCGCGCTCGCAGTCGTCGAGCTTGGACGCGGACAGGCGCGGGTGCAGGTCGCGACGCTGCTTGGCTTCGAGCGCGGCGTAGATCAGCCGTGCGGTCGGCGGGGTGGTGACGGGCAGCTCAGGCATCGTATGCCTCCAGCGGTCGCCACGCGTCGCCGATCTCCTCCTTGCAGCCCTGGCAATGCGACTGGTGGGCGTCGTCAAAGTAGGTGTCGAGTTCATCGACCATCACGCCGCATCGGGCGCAGGCGTAGCGGTCGGGCGTGTCGTAGGGGTTGGTCGGCATCACGCCACATCCCCGCTGTACGCCCGGTCCAGCAGTCGCTGGGCCTGGAGGATATCAAGGTGGGCGGCGACGTCGAAGCCGTCGCGGTACTCGGTGATCGCTCGGTCGATCCGCGCCTTGGCTGACTCAAGCGCGGTGATTTCGGGACGAGTTTTGCCGTCCATCGTCAGGTGCTCCTGCGATGCTCTGTCAGAGCGGGTTGTGGGGAGTGGCCGGGCGCCGAAACGCCCGGCTCAGGTCAGCGCTTGAGGCGCTTGCGGGTGGCGAACTCGATGGCCGTGAACAGGACGATCGAGACGAACAGGCCGATGAAGCCGCCGATCACGGCGAAGGCGGCGCACAGGGCGACGTTGATGGCCTCGATCATTCGCCCACCTCACGCTTGCCCGCCCACACGCCGTCCTCGACCTGGACATCACGGAAGACCACAGGGGCCTCGCCGCGTTCAGCCGTGCCGATGAGCGCATAGACGCTGTGAGGCTTGCCGTGATCGGACGTGAACCGCTTGGCCACGGTGATCGCTTCGTGCCGGGTGTAGGTCTTACGACCCACACCCTCCATCACGAGATAACGCTTGGGTTCGGTCACCATGACGCCCGCCGCTTTCCGATCGTGGTTTCAAACCACACGCTGGGCAGGCGGTCGGGCTCTCTCCACTGAACCGGCGGCGGCTCCTGCGCAGGGCACAGGACCTCGCCGACCGCCTGCAGGACGACGAACTTCTTGCCTCGGTAGAGGCGAGACAGGCGAGCGGCTTCCGCTCGCGCCGCCTCAAGCGACTGATGCTTCACGCTCGGCCGACCTTCGCCGAGCACCATCCAGTAACGCTGCATCACCGCGCCCCCCAGGGAGTCTTCGCCGCCCCTGACGCCGCCGGGGCCGAGCCACCGGCGGCGGACCGAACGCCGAGCGGACGCGCGGACTTCACCTCGTTGCGCTGCTCGTACCCCTCCTCCTTCTTGGAGATGCCGACCCGGACTTCGACGGGCTTGAAGGCGAGGTCTTCGGTCGACTTGACCTGAGAGACGCCCATAGCGCGGCCGAGCGTGCGCAGCATCCGCTCGCCAATCTCGGAGGCCTTCGGGTTGGAGTGGTGCGCCCATTCCTTCTGCCACACCTTGCGGCGGGAATGCGGGCCGTCGAGGATTTCCCAGGTGAAGCGCGCCTGCAGGCCATTGCCCACGTTTTGCAGGTCATGCTCGACGATCTGAGCCATGTACCAGCCGCTGGGGATCAGGTCGAAATCGCGATCGATGACTTCGCCGGATGTCGTGTCGATGTTCAACATAGTCTCAGCCCTCCTTCGGCTGGGGGAAGTACTGGGCCAGGGCCTTGAAGCCTTCGCCGCGGATGTAGGGGATGCGCTCGGGCATGCCGTAGCGGTTGCCGGCGGTGTAGGCGGGCTTGCCTTCGCAGTAGATCCACCTCTGGGCGCCGCCGTCCGCACGAACGCGGGAGTCCGTGCGCTTCGGGTCGTCGGTCTTGATCGTCACGTCCTTCTTGACCAACAGGATCGCGTCGACCTCGCGCTTCAGCAGCGCCTCGGCCCGCTTGTGCAGGTCGATGTCGTACCGGCTGTAGGACTGGGTTTCGGGGTCATCGAACCGGCCGATGATCGCGTGCCCGACGAGAACCACCGCCATGCGCCGCTCGTTGCGCAGGTAGTTCAGGCCGTCCAGCACTTCGAGCCACAGGTTGTCGGCTTCGATGTAGCCCTTGCCGTAGCCGCCGCCCGCCAGTTCGATCGACTTGACGTTGCTGTCGCGGCAGACCTTCTCCCACACCAGCTTTTGCAGGGCCGAAACGGAGTCCAGCACGACAGTCTGGAAGCCGTGATCCTCAGCGGCCAGCGCGCGGATAGCGTCGATCACCTGCTCGAACGTGGTCAGGTGCGTTTCGCCCTCGGGCGCCAGCGCGTCCAGTTCCAGATCGCCGCTCTCGCCGCGTTCGGTCTGCAGGAACACCGGCGCCGGGAACTCGCTGGCCAGCGTGGTCTTGCCCATCTTCTCGGGGCCGTAAATCAGGATCCGCGGCGGCTGATCGGCGCGGACCTTTCTCAAAGAGGCGAGGGAAATCGCCATGCTCATTCTTCTCCGTGCAGCGCGTCGAGGAACCACCCGCCGGTCGCGCCGTCAGCGGTCGGGTGAAACACGGCCGTCACCTCGGCGACGGGCATGATGGCGATGCGGGCGCGCGGGGTGCGGCCCCTGCCGCGGGGCGCCCATGAGATAGCCAGGCCGGTGACGTACCTGTCGTCGTCGATCACACCGTGCGCACGATCCTCGCGCTTCAGGCCGGGCTGAACGAGCAAGTCGAGCAGCGCCTTGATCCGGTTATCAATGTCGCTGGCCTCGCTCTCGCGCTCGCAGGCAATGGTGATGAGCACGCGGCCGGGCACGCGCGCCGGCTTCTGCAGCTTCAGCTCGACCGCCGCCTCAAGGGTCCAGTTCTTGTAGTCGCGCGTCTTGGCGCGCCCCCTGCCCGGCAGCGTCTTGAACAGGTTGTTCACGCTGGGCGGCATGGGCAGCGTCAGGGTGGTGCAGGGGAGCGCCGAGACGCCCCCCTGCTGGCGCATCCCGAGAGCGATATCGCACCCGGAATCCTGGTTGACCGTGGCGACCATCATCCGCGCTCCGAGGCGAGGAGTTGGTCGAGCGTCAGGTCGGGGAACTTCGCCATCAGGTCCGGCCAGGCCGACCGGGGTATCCTGTTGCGGGATTTCCACACGCGAACGGCGACCGGGGTTTTGCCGAGCGCGTCGGCCAAAGCCTTTGCTCCCCCACGGCTTTCGATGATCTGAGCGACGTTCATGGCCAAAGCGTAACAGCACGTTACGCTCAGCCGCAAGGGGAAAGTTCCCCCTAGTTACGTTACTTCTTGTAACGTGGGGGTATGGACCAGTCAGAGGATGACCTGAGAACGCCCTGGCAGCGTCTGCGCTGGGCGCGGCATAGGTGGCAGCGATCGCTGGGCGTCGCCCCCAATGCGACGGCCGCGGCTGAAAGCCTCGGTATCGAGCCGCACACTTATAGAGCGTTCGAGGGGCCAGAGGATCGGTCCAAGTTCACGCCCATTAATCACCAGCGCGCCATTGATTTCGGGCGCAAGTTCAAGGTCAGTTGGGCCTGGCTGCTGACGGGAGAGGGGTCGCCGGACAGCCGCTCGTTGAGCGAGCCGCAGCAGCGAATCGTCAACGCCATGCGTGACGCCTCAACGGCCCAGCAGGAAGCGGTTGCCGATGTGGTTGAGCGCATGCTGAGGGCCATGTAGGCCGGGCGGCGTAACAGATCGGAACTTTTCTCTTGCGGCCCGCGTAACGACGTGTAACCCTGTCCTCCATCAAAGGAGACAGGCCATGCCGCATCCCAATCAAATCGCACTGGTCCACGCGGCGCAACGCTGGATCGAACAGGCGCGCAATCTGCCGGCCAGTGAGGCCGCCCACCGCCTCGGTCGCCGCATTCGCCAGATTGAGGCGGGCATTCAGCAGCTGGGCGCCGACAACGACGACCTGCCGGAAGATCTGGCCGGGCTGTCCGTGTTCGACCTGCAGTCCGCTCAGGCGCAGTTGATTATCGA